AATCTCTTCGGCCTTCTCTCGTTTTCCAGCCATCGCTGATCCTCCAATTGCGGGACAAATCTATCCCAGTTGGTGGACCACTTTCAGGGGGCAACTCCATGAGCCTCGATCCGGAGCATGTACGGCTGGATCGGCTGAACGCGGGTGCCCCGTTTCTGAAGGTGCACGAGGTCGACACGCTCGATGCGGTGATCGGCTCCGTCGTCCCAGGCTCGGCGCGTATCGAAAACGGTCGCGGCATTGCGCAGGTCCGGATTTCTGAGCGCGCCGATGTCGAGCCGATCTGGCGCGATATCCAGGCGGGCCATATCCGCGCGGTCTCCATCGGTTACCAGGTCCACCGCTTCGAGGTCTCCAAACCCGAAGCGGCCCGCGAGCTTTGGCGCGCGGTGGACTGGACGCCCTTCGAGATCTCCGCCGTGCCCGTTGGTGCGGATCCCGCCGCGGGGTTTCGCGCCCAATCCCCCCTTCACGACTGCGTCCTTCATCGCCGGGACGTCCCATCCACCACCACAGGAGCCATCCCGATGACGGACAAACCCAAAGACCCGGCCGATGCGGCCAACGAAACCCCCAGCGACGACAATGCTGTCGAGGACACCACGATGACAGAACCCAAGACACCCGACACAGAGCCGAAGGTTGCTGCCGCTGAGACCCGCGTGCAGCCCAAGTCTCAGAAACCCGACGTCGCTCCCGCACCCGACACCGAGACGGTCGCGACCCGCGCGCGCGAAATCGAGCGCGACCGCGTTTCCACGATCTACGATCTGGCCGGGCGGCTGAACTTCGAGCGCAGCTTTGCCGAGGATCTGGTGAAACGGGGCACCGACGTCGATGAGGCCCGGCGTCTGATCCTCGATCAGGTGGCCGCAAAATCCGAGGAAACCCGCACCTTCAGCCAGGTATCGATCCCGCTCGGCGGCCGCAATGAGGCGATCACTCGCCGCGACGCAGTGGCCAACGCGCTGCTGCACCGCTACAGCCCGACGCTGTTTCAGCTTGAGGATGCCGCGCGCCAGTATCGCGGCATGACGCTCATGGAGCTGGCCCGCGAGAGCCTCGGAAATGCCGGGGTCAATACGCGCGGCCTGTCGCGTGATGAGGTGGCAACGCGCGCGCTGCACTCGACGTCTGATTTCCCCGAGATCCTGTCGGCGGTGACCAACAAGACCCTGCGGCAGGCCTATGATGCCTATCCCCGCACGTTCATGCTGTTCTGCCGCCAGGTGCTGGCGACCGACTTCAAGGCCATGCACCGGGTGCAGCTTGGCGAGGCCCCGCAGCTGCTCGAGGTCGGCGAGAGCGGCGAGTTCAAGCGCGGCACGCTCGGCGAGAGCAAGGAGAGCTACAAGGTCAAGACCTATGGCCGGGTGGTCGCGATCACCCGCCAGACGCTGATCAACGACGATCTCGACGCCTTCACCCGGATCCCGGCGATGTACGGCAACTCCATCGCCCAGCTGGAGTCGGACGTGGTATGGGGCATCATCACAGCCAACCCGGCGATGGCCGACGGCAACGCGCTCTTCCACACCACCCACAAGAACCTTGCGGGCACCGGTGCAGCGCTCGATGTGACCAGCGTCGGTGCGGCGCGGGCCGCCATGGCCAAGCAGACGGGGCTAGACAAGAAAACGGTGCTCAACGTGCGGCCTGCCTTCCTGATCGTGCCCGCTTCGCTGGAACTGAAGGCCGAGCAGCTGGTTGCCCAGAACCTCGTGCCCGCGGCGACGTCCAGCGTGGTGCCGCAGTCGATCCGGACCCTCGCGCCGATCAGCGAGCCCCGGCTCGACACCGCGAGCGAGACCGCCTGGTATCTGGCGGCCAGCCCCAACCAGATCGACACCATCGAGAACGCTTATCTCGAGGGTCAGCAAGGCGCGTACATCGAGACGCGCAACGGCTTCGACGTCGACGGGGTCGAGATCAAGTGCCGCCTCGACTTCGGCGCCAAGGCCATCGACTGGCGCGGCCTCTACAAGAACCCGGGCGCGTAATCCGCACCCCATCCTGAACCCTGACACACGGGCGGTCCTCACGGGCCGCCTTTCGTCTTTCCACAAGGATCCCCATCATGAAAAACTACGTCCAGCCCGGCAACACCATCACCCTGACCGCGCCCTATGCCGTGACCTCCGGCGACGGCCTGCTCGTTGGCTCCATCTTCGGCATCGCATCCGGGGACGCTGCTCTGAACGATCCTGTCGAAGCCGCCCTGACCGGTGTGTTCGACATCACCAAGGTCGGTTCGCAGGCCTGGACCGTCGGCGCCAAGGTCTATTGGGACGACACCAACAAGCGCACCACGAGCGTGGCCACATCCAACACGTTGATCGGCGTAGCGACCGAAGCCGTGGCAGGCGGGGCCGGTGACACCATCGGCCGCGTGCGCCTGAATGCGGCGTTCTGATGACTGCTTTTGCCGCCATCGTTGATGCGCTGTTCGCCGATCCGAACATGGGACGCGAAGCGGTCTACATCGCCGATGGTGGAACGCCAGTGCTGGTACGTATCGTCTCGCGGCAGGCCGATGCGATCACCGACTTCGGTGATGCGCGGCTCTGGTCAGAGACAACCCGGATCGACCTGCGCGTAGCCGATGTCGTGGGCCCACGCCCCGGCGACCGCGTGGAGATCGACGGCGATGCCTTCCTGATCCAGGGCGAGCCTGTCCGTGATCGCGAGCGGCTTGTCTGGACTGTGGATCTGCGGCCGGCTTGACCGCGATGAAGCTGAAGCTGGACATCACGCCCGATCTCGTCGCCGCAATGGCCGCGGAAGTAAAGGCAGGCGAGAAGGCCGTGACCAGCGCCATGCGCGAGGCCGGAACAGGGCTCAAGACCGCCTGGCGCGGCCAGATCACCGGCGCGGGGCTCGGCCGGCGGCTCGCCAACTCGATCCGGAGCCAGACTTACCCGAAGGCGGGAGAGAGCCTGAACGCGGCGGCGCTCGTCTGGTCGAAGGCCCCGGTCATCGTCGGCGCCCACGACACCGGGCCTCTCATCCGCTCGAAGGAGGGGTTCTGGCTTGCTATCCCGACCGAGGCCGCCGGGCGGGGCCTGCGCGGCGCCAAGCTCACCCCTGGCGAATGGGAACGCCGCCGGGGGCTGCGTCTCCGCTTCGTCTACCGCCGGCGCGGGCCGAGCTTGCTCGTCGCCGACCGCGCCCGCATCAACAAACGCGGCCAGGCGGTGGAGTCGCGTTCGAAGACCGGGCGCAACCAGGTCACCGCGCCGATCTTCCTGGTCGTCCCGCAGGTGAAGCTTCCGAAGCAGCTGGACCTCGACAGGGATGCAGAGCGGGCGCTCGACAGCGTGCCGGGGTTGCTCGTGGCGAACTGGGTGGAGGTGAAGATGTAGCGCCAGCAATGCGGATGAAGCCGACATTGTGTTGATGCCGCCGCTGCTGTGCTATGAATGCAGGAAAATATTCGCCCGGGGACAAGTGATGGCTGAATTCTCGATCCAGAACCATGTGATACACTACGCAGAAGCCGGACAGGGCGAGGCGGTCGTCCTGCTGCATGGAGGCGGCAGCAGCAGTCGTCAATGGGGGACGCTTTCCAAAGCGATAGAATCGCAATTCCACTGCGTTTCACCGGATCTCTACGGACATGGTGCATCATCTGCATGGACAGAACTCGCGCCCCCGACGTTAATGGATTATGCAGCCATCGTCGAAAAAATCCGAGACTTCGTCGGCGAACCATTTCACCTAGTTGGGCATTCGCATGGAGGTGCGGTTGCCATTCGGTATGCGATGCAAAACCCGCAGTCGCTGCAGAGCTTGACGCTGATCGAACCGACGTTGATGCACTTGCTTCGTGTCTTGAGGAATCCGACGTGGCCGGAAGCTGAAGAGCTTGGGACCAAGCACATTTTCGCGGTCTCGCAGGGAAGGTCGGCAGAAATCGCGGATGACTTCTTGCCATACTGGATTGGAGAAACAGCTTGGCAGAGCATGCCCTCCAACCGTCGCGAGGCAATCATTCAGACAATGCCGGCGGTCGCCCAGTTCTGGGCATCAGAATTCGCAGAAGAAACTCAGGCTGAGGCCTACTCACAGATTGCCGTACCAACACTTCTTGTCCGGGGGACGGAAACCAGAATGACCGCGAAAGAGATCGTTTCTCTGCTCTTCGAGCTTCTGCCGGACGCCCGGCTGATTGAAATAGCAGGTGCCGGTCACATGGCCCCTTTGACGCATGCCAATGACGTCAACGAAGCCATTACGCGACATATTGCGGCAAACAGCGTCATGCCCTCTTCGCAGTGAAGCAAGCACTTGATGCGCCCATGTGCCGGTCGGTGAGCCGCTCCTACGGGAATTCTGGGCATGTATGTGCTATGTTCTTGCTCAACACATTTCTCAACAATCAATAGGGGGAGGAACATGGCCGGAGATCAAAAAGGACTCGAAGAGACGCTCGACCCGGAAGATTGGGAAACGATGCGCCGCCTCTCGTACCGAATTGTCGATGACGCGATAGAGCACCTGCGTAGCGTCCGCGACAGGCCCGTCTGGCAGCAGATGCCGGCCGAGGTTTTGGACGGGTATCAGGAGGGCGTTCCCGAAGCTCCCGAACCTTTGGAAAAGACATACGACCTGATCACAAAAAACCTGCTTCCCTATTCACTGGGAAACATCCACCCGCGCTATTGGATGTGGTACATGGGGTCTGGGAGCTACGCGGGAGCGCTGGCGGAATTCCTTGCGGCCATTGACGGCTCCAACGTTGGAGGCGGAAACATGGCGGCCTCCGAGATGGACCGTCAGGTCGTGGGGTGGTTGAAGGAAATGATGGGCTTTCCGACCTCGGCCAGCGGCACCTTGGTCAGCGGCGGCACAATGGCGAATCTGATTGCGCTAAATGTCGCGCGCAATGCGAACGCAGGCGTGGACCTCAGGCGCGAGAGCATCTCGTCCATGCCGCAGCCCCAGCGCTTTTATGCTTCAGATCAGGCTCACAGCTGTCATGGGAAGGCGCTCGGTGTTCTCGGCCTTGGAGAGAACGCCTTGCAAAAAATCCGTTCCGATAGCCGCACCTGCCGGATTGATTTGTCCGCGCTGGCGACGGCGGTATCGGAGGATCGCTCGAACGGAGTCATGCCGGCCTGCGTGATTGCAACGGCTGGTTCCGTCAATTCGGGTGCCATTGATGATCTGACGGCTATAGCCGAGTTCTGCGAAAGAGAGGGGCTCTGGTTTCATATTGACGGCTGCATAGGAGCCTTGGTCAGGATCGCGCCCCGGAACCGCCACTTGGTAGAGGGGCTGGAGCGTGCGGACTCGGTTGCCCTCGATCCTCACAAATGGCTGCATGTGCCGTTTGAAGCCGGGTGTGTCATCATTCGCGATGCGGAGCTGCATCGCCGGACTTTTTCCGTCACCGCTGAGTATCTCGAGGAGTTCGAGCGCGGCATCGCGCCCAAGGAGTACCTTCACGCTTACAATATTCAGACATCCCGAGGCTTCCGCGCGCTGAAGGTCTGGATGACGCTGCGACACTACGGGGTCGAAAAACTTGGGCGCCTTATCGACCAGAATATCTCGCAGGCCGCGTATCTGCGTGACATGATCGTAGCTTCAAACGACCTTGAGCTCATGGCGCCGGTTCTTCTCAACATCGTCTGCTTTCGGTTCAGGACGGACAACCATTCCGAAGACGAACTCAGGCACATCAACACGGAGATCATGCTGCGTCTTCAGGAGAAAGGCATCGCGGCGCCATCCGATACGACAATTGCAGGCCGCCACTGCCTTCGGGTAGCGATCGTCAATCATCGTACCCGCAAGGATGACCTCGATCTCCTGGTTGCTGAGGTTCGGCGTATCGGCACCGAGATCATCGCAGAGGGGGCGATCGACCAGCTGGAAAAAGGCACGCCGTAAGACTTAGACCAGTTCCCGTTCCTGAGACCGGCTAAATTTGGTCGGCGCACAAGATCAGACGTGGTTCATTGTCCGCATTGAGCTCAAGGCTGAGCTTCTTCGCATCCTTACCTTCGTAGTTGCAAATGCCCACCCCCCGCGAAACCATCCTCGCCGCGCTGCACGCGCGGCTTTCAGCGCTGCCCGCCACCGCCCTGCGCGGCGAGGTGTTGCCCGAGCGTGTGCCGGCCGAGGGGCTGCTGATCCTGCGCGACGGCGAACCAGGCGAGCCGGAGGTCACGCTGTCGCCGCTGCGCTACCACTATCAGCACCGTGCCGAGATCGAGGCGGTCGTCCAAGGCGCAGCCCGTGACGCCGCCTTCGACACGCTGACCGCCAGCATCGGCGCGGCGCTCGCGGCCGACCGGACGTTGGGCGGGCTCTGCGACTGGGTCGAGGCAGAAGCCCCACGGCCGGTCGATTTGGCCGTAGAGAGCGCGGCCAGCCTGAAGGTCGCCGTGATCCCGGTGGTTCTGCACTATTCCACGGCCGACCCGCTCGGCTGATCCCGACAACCCGAGGAGAACACCATGGCACGAGCCCAAGGGGCGCGGGCGCAGATGGCGCTTGCGTTCGAGACGACCTATGGAACGCCGCCCGTGAGCGGCTTCACCCGCATGCCCTTCGCCAGCACCTCGCTCGGCGCCGAGCAGCCGCTGCTGAACTCCGAGCTTCTCGGCTACGGCCGCGATCCGCTGGCGCCGATCAAGGATGCGGTCACGGCCGATGGCGATGTCGTGGTGCCACTCGATGCGGAGGCCTTCGGCTTCTGGCTGAAGGCGGCCTTCGGGGCGCCGACCACCACCGGCACCGGCCCTTGGACGCACGAGTTTCAGTCCGGGTCCTGGACGCTGCCCAGCATGTCGATCGAGACCGGCATGCCCGAGGTGCCGCGTTACGCGATGTATTCCGGCTGCGGGCACTGTCAGAACAACCCAGCTTGAGACGGGGATGGCGATTTTGTAGCGTCCGGCCATGACCAAAAGATCCCCGTTTCGCTATTTCAAGACCAGCCCCGAGATCATCCGGTTGGCGGTTATGCTGTATGTCCGGTTTCCGCTTTCGTTGCGCAACGTCGAGGATCTGCTCCACGAACGCGGGATCGACGTGAGCCACGAAGCCGTGCGATTTTGGTGGCACAGGTTTGGCCCGATGTTCGCCGCCGAGATCCGGAAACGACGGATCCAAGGCATGTGCTCCAGCAAGTGGCGCTGGCATCTTGACG